GGGATTCTTTTGTCCAACCAATTGCTGTTGGTTTGGATGCTAGTCGATTTGACCAGCATGTTTCCCGTGAAGCTCTTGAATGGGAACACTCTGTGTATCTCAATTGTTTTTCTCAGGTTAAACATAAACAACGATTGCAAAATTTATTGAAGTATCAACTCGTTAATTATTGTCGTGGTGAGGCACCTGATGGTGAACTCATTTATTGTGTTGAGGGCACGCGCATGAGTGGCGATATGAATACTTCCATGGGTAATTGTTTGCTCATGTGTTGTATGATATTTTGCTATTTGCGTGAGATTGGCGTGGAAGCCAAACTTGCCAATAATGGGGATGATTGTGTTCTGTTCATGGAAAAGTCGGAGTTGAGTAAGCTCGACGGGATGTATGATTGGTTCATTAATTTGGGCTTTAATATGGCTATTGAGCCATCCGTCGATGAGTTTGAGGGTTTTGAGTTTTGCCAAACAAAGCCAGTATTTGATGGGGAGCGTTGGGTTATGTGTCGTAAACCCTCCGCTCTTTCTAAAGATGCTGTTATGTTGGCTCCTTGGGATCCAAAAAATACCGATTATTTCCGGGCCTGGTTGGATGCCGTTGGCACTGGTGGTTTGCGCCTTGCTGGTGGACTTCCAATATTTCAGGAATTTTACAGAATGTTTGTCTCTTCGGGAAAACGATCAAGAAAATTTGATCTTTCGACACATGTTGGGTTCAATATGAATGAGGCTTTGCATGGTATGAAACGAGATTATGGTGAAGTACATTTTATGTGTAGATCATCGTTTTACTCGGCTTTTGGGATAACTCCAGACGAACAGTTGTGTTTGGAGAATTACTACCGGCAAGGCATTGTTGGTAGTACCCTCGGGGAATGGGAAACCCGGGGAGTTATGGGGTCAGTGTATTAAAATTCCAAATCCAATTTGATGGGCTAATATAAAAGCCAAGAGACTGCACGGAGCTAGGTCACTTTGCACTGATGAACAGTCCCGTTTTGTTGCGGGATCCCATATTAATTTATGTCAATTGCTTCCTCTTCCTGGGAAACTTTGACTTTAACGACTAATCCATCTGTAACTACTAGTGAGATAAATTCTCTATTAGCTGATAGCATTCTCGATAGTGAGATTGTTGACTCATCTTTTGTTTTGCAACCTGAGCTTTTGGCCCCGGTTATTGTTGGTGGTATATTGTTTGCTGGTGAGCAATGGTTAACAAGAAAAGCAAGGGGCAAGCTGTCAAGCAGCAATCCACCCAAGCGACAACCTCCAAAGGTTCAGTACCCCGGAGGCGTCGCATGGGTAGAAGAACCATGGTTGCTTCCCAACCCGCAACGACGTTTGACGCGGCGCCGTCGGCAATAGGAGCGACCTTACGGTCTTCTAATTATAAAGTGCAAGCTATAACTGGTGGTATTCGTGTGTATGGAGATGATTTTCTTTTCTCTGCATCCGCGTTGTCTACTGGTGGTATTTGGCTTCATTTGGGTGCTGCTCCAGTTGGTCCCAGTTCCTTGCCTAACACATGCCTTGTGGATTTTGCTAGAATATATTCTCAATTCAAGGTTGTGCGCATGGTTTTATGTTATGTTCCCAGTGTGGCTTCTACAGCTACTGGACAGGTTGCTATGTATTATAGATCTAACAGAGCAGATGTTCCACTTTCTCCAAGTTCTGGTAATTTTCTACCTTGGTTGTTGAGTGCGAAAAATGGTATAATTGGTCCGGTCTGGCAACCCATGCAACATGAGGTTGTTACTGGCAAGGAGTGGCTGGATACTGAGCCTTTTATGAATATTGATCCAAATCGCGAGGTTGATGGTGAGGTATTCTTGGCTTCCAACTTTGGGGTGAATGCTGTTGCTTCCCCCTCTGCTGGGATAGTCAAGATACAGTACATCGTTGATTTTCGTGGATTTGCTCGTAATCCTAAAGCTTCACTATTGCCGGTTCCAGATCAGGTATATATCCAGGTTGGTGGAGGCATCAATACCGAAACCATCGTTGCTGGTAATCCAGCGTTTGTTAGGTTGATTTATAATAATATAGCTGGTCAGACTATTACCGCCACTCCAAATGGTGCAAGTGGCGATATTTATAAGATGATCTTTGATTCCACCACGTATTCTTCAGGTACAGCAATATCTCTTAATAATTTATTTCGGGTGAATTATGGTAATACTGGGAGTTTTAATGCTCTCGTATTTACCACACCGGTCATTGTTATGTATGGGATACAAGTGTCACCGGGTGTGTTTGACTTGTTCGACACATTTGATGGTGCTGTTAGTGGTGGTTCAGCCATCACTTGGGGTTCAGCCGGTGTTGGACAAAGTTTTGTGTTCAATAGCATTATGATGAGCTTGGTTGGTTCTAAGACAGCTAAGAGTCAGACTAATATTTAATTACAGTTTGTGTGTGGTTGATCGGTGATCCTTAAACCGACTTGCCAAGGGTCAAATTACCCACCATTCGCTGAAATGTATCAAGTTTGCGTTCGCCCAGAATCTTATGGCAATGTCGTAGGTATGGTGTTCGATGGGACAAGCTTGCGAGAGATAAGTGTTTTGGCTAAATAGAGTGAT